CCTCGGGCGCCGCGGTGGCCAAGGCCCGTATTGCTAAAGGCACCCCGCCGCGTGAGGCCAAGGAAAAGGCCGCCAACGCCGTGGCCGCCAAGGTGGTGCGCCACGTGGCCGACGGCGGCCGTGCCCCTTTAGCCGCCGAGGTGCGCACTGGCAACCGGGGCGCGGTAGGTTATGCCCGCGTGGTGGACGCCGACCCGTGCCCTTTTTGCGCCATGCTGGCAAGCCGCGGGGCGGTCTATCGCAGCGACGCTTTTGCAGGCAGCAACGCCCTATTTGCCGGTGACGGTGCCTTTAAGGTCCACGACGGGTGTGAGTGCACGCTCGAGCCGGTCTATGGCCGGTCGGCAACAGCCTTGCCGCCCGGCTCGGCCAAGTTGGCAGAAGAATGGGCCGAGGTGGCCGCGGGCCGTGACGACCCGTTTGCCTATTGGCGGCGCTATAAAGAGTCTGGCACCTTGCCGGGTGAAGAGCGCGGCAACGCGGACACAGAAACGAGGCGACCGTCGGCGCGCCAATATGGCCGTGAAAAGGCACGGGCAAGCGGCAAGCGCCGGGGCCGTAAGCAGATTGCGGACATTGACACTAAGGCCGAGTTGGAAAAGACCCTAAAGGGTATGTACGTGCGCCGCGCCGGTCTTGAGCGTGAACTTGCCGACCTTGAGGCCCGCGGGCAGACACCTAAACAGCCCGGCCCGGCACAGGCTATTGCCGCCCAACTTAAGCGACTCAACAGGAACATTGACCACGCCAACCGTCGTTTGGGTACTATGTAGGTGAGGTCGGCCCGAGGAGGCCGACAAAAGTACATCTTTTTACCCGTGGGAGGTAACTAGCTATGCCCGATAGCGTTAAGACCGTAGACAACACCAAGGCCCCGGCGGCCGGTGACGTTGACGGTGCCAATGAGACTAACGACGGCGTTAAGACCGTAGACAACACCGAGGCCCCGGCGGCCGGTGAGGTAAACGGCAACAACGACGGCGACAAGGCCGAGACCAAGGAAACCACCGGCAACGACGGTGACAAGTCCGAGGCCAAGTCCGAGGATAAGGAAACCACCGGCAACAACGACGGTGACAAGTCCGAGGATAAGGAACAGGCCAAGGATAAAGGCGACAAGGAAAACGACGACAAGGACGGAGATAATGACGACGGCCTTGACGACGACGAACTTGACGCGCTTGACGCCAAGGTTCGACGCCGCGTTAGCAAAGTTCAGCGTGAAAACGTCAATTTGCGCACCCGCCTTAAGGACGCCGAGGGCGCCCGTGACAAGGTGCAGCGCGAAAATGACCGCCTAACGGTAGCGCTTAACGCAGGCTTGAGCGGTGACATGCTTAAGTTTCTCACAGGTGAGACCACCGAGGAACTTGAGAATAACGCCGCCGACTTATTGGAAGTTATCGGCTATAATGGCCGTGTCACCCCTAGCAACGGGCCGGTTGAGTATGGTAGCAACCCGCGCCGTAACAATTTTGACCCGGCTAGTGAGGCGGCGGCCGAGACTAACCTAGACGACATTGGCGCCCGTATTTACCGGCGCTAGACAGAGTAAGGATAACGCCTAATGGCACATCAGCTTTACACCCCCGAGCAGGCGGCCCGGTCCACCCTTGCCGCCGTTCGCTACAAGTCCACCCTTGCCCGACTGGTTAACACCGACTACAGCACGGAATTTACCGCGGGCCGTGGCGCGTCTGTGACCGTCAAGCGCCCGGTCATGTTGGACAAGGCGCGTGTCTACACCGCGGACAACCGTAAGAACGGTGACGCGATTACGTACACCGATTTGGTACAGCCGTACACCTCGGTAAGCATTTCCGATCAGGTATATCAGGCCGTAAAGCTGCCCGACGATTTCGTCACCTTTACGCTTGAGTCCCTCGAGAACCAGGTTGTCGGCCCCATGGCAGAGTCGGTGGCAGAGCACCTTAACAAGGTGGTCATTGACGCTTTCAGCACCGTCAAGTCTGGTTTGCTTTCTGGTTTCGACGCCACCCCGGCTAACGCCGCCGCCAAGCCGTACTTGGGCACTAACGGCACCGCCTACAAGGACCTTGACGCCTTGCGCGCTGCTAATACCGAGTTTGCTGGTTTCGCAGCCGGTGTGAGCGTCAAGGCCGACGACCTCAAGGCCACCTACCGCGACGACGCGCCTAAGGCTATTCGCGCCGCTCACCAGTTGCTTGGTCAGCGTGGCGTGCCGCTTAACGGCCGCTACCTCGCGGTTGGCGCCAATTGGGAGGCCGCGCTACTTGGCCTTGACAACCTCAATAAGGTCAACGAGGCTGGAAACCCCGACACCTTGCGTGACGCTACGCTTGGCCGCCTGTATGGTTTCAACATCGTGGTCGACTATGCGATTGACCCCAACGCCGCGTACGCATTCCAGCGTGACGCTATTACCTTGGTCACCCGCACCACCGCCTTGCCGCGCGGCGCTGCATTCTCGTCTACCGTGGCCAAGGACGGCTTTACCATGCGTTACTTGCAGGACTATGACCCCGACCACCTCACCGACCGTGCTGTGGTTGACACCTTTGCAGGTGCACAGGTCCTTGACCCGCAGCGCATTGTAAAGCTCGACGGTGCCGATACCATCGTGGACGAGGCCCCGACCGCTTCCACTGGTTCCACCGGCGGCGCTACCTCCTAGCGCTCACACGGTCTAGCCCTTGCCACTTGGCAGGGGCTTTTGCCATGTCTAGGCCGTGCTAGGCTGTAGGCATGGACGTCAACCCCAACCACCTCGTTAGCCCCGAGTCTTTGCGCCGCTCACTAGGTGACGCGGTGACATTCGACGACGCCTTGGCAGATTGGGCGCTTGAGGTTGTCAGCAACACCGCCAAGCTCGTGGCCAACCGGCCCACGTGGACCCTTGAGAGCGTGCCCCCGGCGGTGCAGTCGGTTATCAGCTTGGCCGCGCGCCGCCTTTACACCAACCCCGACCGCTTCACCCGTGAGAGTGACGGCGATTATTCATATGGCCTAGATTCATCGGTCACCAACGCCGACGTATTCACCGATACCGAGCGCGGCGTGCTGGTTGGGTATCGCAGTGACCGCAAGACCGGCGGATTGACCACCTTGAGCACTACCCGCGGTGACGCTTATGAGCCGAGCGGGTATGTGCCCGACGGCACCCGCTATGGTTTCCCGTGGTATGGCGACGACGTCACCGACCCGTTGGGTGGTTGGTAATGAGCCTTTTACAGGGACATGGAACCACCCACACCGTCACGGTGGTGCTTTATCGCGCCGTTGTCAATGAGCGCGGCAAGGCAGACAAGGCCGAGGTGGGCCGCGTGCTTGCCACCGGCCGCTTGCAGCCAAGCACCCAAGCCGACGTTGAGCGCTACGCGGGGGCAGGCAACGCGGTCTATGACACCATGCGCTTTATTTGTAAACAGTTCCCCGGCGATGACTTGAGTGAGGTCATTAGCGCCGAGGGCACGGTTTATGACGTGCTGGCACGGCCTAAGCGGCACAGGTCAAGCCGCGCCACGGCCCGCGACGTTGTGCTGTTGAGCGCCAAGAGTCAACGCCGGGTGTGGTAGGTATGGCTACGGTTTTTAAGGGCGTTGGCACCAAGATAGCGCGATTGCCCGGTGTGCAGCCCGAGCTAGACAAGGCAGCGGCCAAGATACTGGCACGCGCCAAGGCAGGCGCGTCACAACACGTGCGCTCGGGCCATTACCTCAATTCGCTTAAGGTCAAGACCGCCCGCGGCAAGGGCGGCGTTATTGACCGTGAGGTCTACAGCGACGACCCCGGTGCGGTGGCTATTGAGTATGGTCATTTAACCGACGGCAAGAACGGGCCTACATGGGTACCCGGTCACCGCGTATTGATTAACGCGGTCTACGGTGCCTAGTAAGGTATAGAGCATGGAACCAAAACAGCCCCGCCTAGACCACCACGCCGCCATTTGGGCCGCGTTGGCCGCCAAGGTGCCCGAGCACGTGGTCGTTACCTCGGTTGACGCCGGGCTTGACCCTACGCGCACGCCCGTTAGCATTGTGACGGAACCCACCACACGGGCGGCGACCGAGTTCACCCGCGGCGTGTTCGACGTCACGTTTACGTTAATGACCTACGCGGGAACCGAGGCCGAGGCCCGCCGGGTGCATAATGAGGTAGCCGACGCGGTGCTTGAGCTGGTTGACATAGAGCATGAGGGCGTGCGCGCCCGCATGTCTAAGGTAGTGTGTACCTTAGAGCCGTCGGCAATACCGAGCACGGCGGCCCCCGAGTGGCCGGGCGTTATGTCCAGCTATACTACTTATATCCGTACTTGGAGGTAATGAAAATGGCAATTACCTTGCCAGACTATCAGCCCGACGCGGTATTTCAGCCCGGCGTAGGTGGCGTATTCTATAACGAGGTAGGCAGTGAGCCGCCAACCCTCGAAGAGGTCAAGACGTGGCTCACCGCGGGCGACCGCCGTAAGCCAATTGGCACCAAGTGGCGCGGCCTTGGCTACACGTCCATTGAGGACCTGCCCGGCGTGGACACCGAGACAGAGGGCGGCGAGAAAATGGGCGTGTGGGAGGACCCCGACTTTAGGGTTAGCCCTATCACGTCCACCGACACTGTGACCGTTAAGCCGGTGCAGTGGTCCCCGGTGCCGATTAA